GATGGAGTCCACAGCCACAAGGTAGCCGTTAGTCCATAGCTGTGGGAGGTTGTCGAGGTCGTGACTGACCGAGGATGCCACCCCTGCGGAGTTTGGTACCCTGATGGCGTTAATCTGCCCTTGGGCTATGACCGACTTGTTGGTCCCCAGCACGATGTCCGCGTTGGATTGAGTAGTCAGTTGGAACTGTGCGCTGGTCGTGGTGTCGCCGCCGGTCTTGACATCAGGGCTCCTACCACCGCTGTCAGTGAAGGCGACGGCGATGTTGTGAATGCGCAAGACGGACTTGCCGAGGGCATCCACATAAGCACCGAGGTCAATCTCTCCCTCGTAGAACGTGTTGTCGTCTTGTATGTTCTGGGTTGCGCGTATGAAGAACGAATCTGATTTCGCCATGACCACCCAGCCGGTCAACCTCGCCAATAAGGCTTGGCCCGCGGGATGAGGGGGGCTCGCCCCCCCCTCTCCCGCTATCTTGATAGGCGAGGCTAGAGCTGGCCTTGAACAGGTATGCCTCTCCGTAATACCCTAACTGAAGGTGAAAGTGGGTTTGGTAATACAAAACAGGCATAATACTATAACCAGTACCCCACTTTGACGTAATATGAAGGAGATAGACGACACCCCCCTGCATGAAAATGAAAGTGAAGACCCGATTGAGGCCATTTGGGAAATCTTACAGCACATTGAGTGGAACAAACTCAAGGAACGCCTTGAGAAGTTGGAACTCCGTATAGCCAACCTAGAGACCCATAGAACGCCCCAAGACGAGAACGATGACCCGGAGTGGTACTGATGAGCTGTCGCTACTGTTCTCAGTACACCCTTGAACGCTACAAGCGCAAGAGTAAGCTTCGGGAACTCGTCATGAGGAGGTGTGAGTGTTGAAGGACGACCTACTTCCGGGCATGGGACGTTATTGTGAACGATGTCGAACCGGGATTGTGTTTCCACCGTTTCGTCCGGACGAGGTTTGTCATCCTTGTAACATCAAGGCGATGAAAGCGAGGTGGGAAGAATGAAGGAGCGCAGGAAGGCAGGAGCTACCCACTCCTTCAGGCTGACCCGGGAGGCTGCGGACCTCGTAGACAACATGAACCACCCTCGGAGGCTAGGGGGGAAGTCTCGGAAGGTCTCAGACGCCATCGTAGCCTACTACGGGACGCCCTTCGGGGGTGCAGGGATGCCCTCGTACGACGAATTGCTTCAGAATATCGCAGCGTTGCAGGTTCTAATCGCAAAGAATGGTGAAAGTAAGCCTCAAGTCCCTGCTTGGTGGCGCAGATTTTGGCCGTTCTAGGACGGGGGGAAGTCGCCGACCTCGTGGTCGGCCTCTTGTCCGATTCCCTTCAGTTGCTGGAAGACTGAACTTGAGGGCGTCAGTTTGATTTCCTCCAGCTCGATGTAGTAGTTCGCGACGAGGTCCTCGATGGTCGAACCCTCGGTCACGCCATACGTCATGATGTAGAGCTCATTGGTGATGATGCGGTCGAAGTCGCAGATGAGTTCGGTGGCCGCTCGCTGGGTCGCACCGTGCGGTGCAATCCAATCAGCGCTAGTGGCGTCACGAATCAACATGTCCTGCGTCCACCATGCAATCGTACGGTTATCTCCCGCCCCGATGGCAGACTGATAGCGTCGAGCAGTGGCTCCGTCAGTAATCTTAGCCTGTATGCGTCCTATCTGGTCCGTAGAGAGGCAGCCCTGCCACAGGGCCCTAGCGTCCCCCCCAGACGTGCCCTGTGTGGCCTCTTGGCACCATACGGCCGCGTAGCGTACCTTCCACCCGCGCGTACGGTCTGGAGACTCGTACTCAAAGAGGAGCTTCCCGTTGGGGAGCCCGTAGGTCGTAGCCGTGCCGAAGTTAGTCAGGAACTCCCCCCTCAGGGTCACCACCCGCCCCATCACTTCCCCCTCCGGGCGCGCTTGGTTGCAGCGTGGGCGCGCTTCATGAGCTTCGTCACAGGGGTGCGCGGATGAGCGCGCTTGAGTTTCTTGAGTTGCCTACCAAACTCCCTCTGGTAGGCGGAGACCTTGCGCTTCGGCTTAGGGAGGGGCAGCCGAGCTCGGCGGGAGCCTCGACCCCTTCTACGGAGTTCTTTGGCCGCGCCCTCGACGGTCATGGTGGTAAAGGGGGGTTTGCTAAGGTCGACAGGTCCCCCGCCTCGGCCAGCAACCAGTATCTCCGCTAGCAATTCGATTACGTCTCGGTCGTGCATAGTCCTCCCTCACTGTTGGCTGAGGGCGAGTGCCATGGCGGCGGCCTGAGACATGGTCTCAACTGTGCATTCCATAGTGACGGTCACATAGACATCTTCGTTCCATTGGTCAAGAGCAGCACCGCCCAGATAGATGGAGTCCACAGCCACAAGGTAGCCGTTAGTCCATAGCTGTGGGAGGTTGTCGAGGTCGTGACTGACCGAGGATGCCACCCCTGCGGAGTTTGGTACCCTGATGGCGTTAATCTGC